AACACCAACCAAGATTTTAGATTTTTCGTATCCAACTTACCTAAATTAAGAAAATATCGCGAGAGTGGAGAAGCAACCGCAGAAGAACTGGAAAAAATATTTGGACCAAAAATCTCACAGCAAATACTACAAGGGTCAGATGAAGCCATAACAGTAGTGTTTATGGGCAACTATGGTCTTAATAGAGTTATGATGACTCCCTGGACTATGGCACATAGAATAGGACATGCCATCGCCGCCAGTGACGGTTATGGTACTAATACTCAGAGATCTATTCCAGAATGGCCAAGATTGCGAGATGAATTCAGAAAGAGCACAGAAAAAATACTATCAACTTATTATGGAGTCTATTCTTCTATTATGCCATATGGCCGTTATTCTTATATTGAAGATGCTAAAAGAGCATTGTATTACGGGCTTGGCACAACAAAGTCAAGTAGAGAACGCAACTTAAACACTTCAACTGAATTTATATATGAACAGTTAGCTCTTTTTATTTTAAAGGGCACTGTAGTTCTGAATCCGCTGCCAGTGAGCGTTGGGTACGGTCGTGTAGTAGGATGGAAGAACAAATCATACGAAAAGTATTTGAACATTAAATCAGAATTTCGCGATGAACCAGCGAGACAGCAAGCATCACAAAAATTAGCACATGAGTTGAACGGTTTACTGAACGATTTCTTATGGGCTGCTGTTGGTCGTGTGTTCATTATGTAAACTAAATAGCTATTATGAAAACTAATGAGATAACTTTAACAGAAGCAGCAATGAATCCAAGTGAGTTCGGGAATGCTATTGCTCAGTCGGAGAATATGGGTGTACTTGTGGGATTTGAGTTTGAGTTTTGTTTTCCTAAAAATAAAATACAGGAACTTTTCTTATCTAAAGTTGGCGACTCAATTGATAAACAAGTCAGATATATACTTTCAATAAAATTAATTCGCGATAACGTAGCTAAATTAGACATAATATCTTTTTCCAAAATTATTACTTCTGTAGATAAAAAACCCACACTTGAAGTGTATAAGAATTATATTGATAGTGTTTTATCTTCATTTATAAATGAGTACAATAAAACTACCGCAGAATTATTGAAGCTGATAAATGGTGCAATTTATAATAAATACGATATAAACAATGTAGTATCATTGGGTGCAAAATTCAAATGGCTAAACCCAATACTTCAATTAGAGCATAGAAAACAAGAAATTCAATATATTGCATTGCTATCTGATATTATCAGATCAAATCTGCTTGATACTATTTTTGTGCAGAAAATTAATGCTAAAAATTTAAATTTTAAAAATCAAGCAAGAAAATTAGCAGACGCGGCAAGATTTGCACTTTCATTACTGAAAACAGCGGACTTCATAACAGCGATAGAGCGTGAATTTGGTAATGTCAGTGACGACGATTATGCAGACAATTATACGATTGATCATAAAGGGTTGCAATCAGAATTTCGTGTTACTAGTTTCTCTGAACTTATCAAAAACCCAGGATGGTATGAAATGGGCGCAGTAATGAAGATGTTGTGCGAAAAATATCTAAATACGAAACCAATATTGTTTAATTCCTACCATGAACGTAAAAAAGATAGTACACATTGGTATATAGAACCTGATGGTAGTTTACGACCAACTAGCGAAGAAATATCATTGGAGTTTGTTAGCCCTCCAATGAAGCCGCGTGATGCTATACAGGCACTGCAAATTTTTTATCAAATGGCCAGTGATTATGAATTCAGAACGTCCAAAGAAAGAAAAACTGGATGTCACATAAACGTAAGCATTCCTGATAAAATAGATTTGATGAAGTTAGCACTATTTACTGGCGATCAATATATTCTACAGCAGTTTGGTCGCGAGAACAATTCATATGCTCGTAGTGTTTATGCTGAGCTAAAGTCAAAAAAAATTAGTTCTGCGCTATATTCTATTGACGATAAGTTCACTTTGAAAACTATTGCTGACATAGCAGAAAGGACCATGGATTCTCATTCTGCCAGTATAAGTGCAGAATCTGATAAAAAATTCATAAGCTTTCGTGGAGTAGGTAGTGATTACTTATCGCAATTTCAAAATGTGGTCAACGCTAGTGCTAGATTCGTGCGATCAATGATGATAGCCAGTGATCCTACTCTTTATAGAGACGACTATCTCAAAAAACTTTATACATTATTGAAGAAATATCCATCTACAACAACATCGGCGCAGCGTACACGAAAAAAAGTTGAACGAATTAGAACTCTGCGTAATACTATCGAGAGTGAAGGAATTCCAGTTCTAATAATAGATGCTTATGTTAGAGATGGAGCTAAAAAGCTCAAAGACGCATTTACATCAGACAGTTCATTTTTATATAACCTAATTCCAGGTAATACCAAAACCAATGTTGGATTTATTGTTCAAGTAGATAAAAAACAAGAGGTCATTGACAATTTGATATCTGCTATTAGTACTAATCAGAATGACGTTAAATATTATAATTCACCATGGGACAAAGATGAGACAGTAACTGCCATAACAAATAGTGCTGATGGTGTTTATCGTGTAATTTTTTATCCAAAAACTATGCTTGGGTACAACCAATTTAGGAAGAGACTACAAAAAGGTCCGGACAAATCACTAAATCATATACGAGTTCAGATGCCAGGATCCTCTATCATGCGATATTATGGGTGGAGACTAAATTCATTTAGTATGATGCCTGGCAGTAGTGAATTTGCTACTAAGCTGACTGCTAATATCAAAGCAGAAATTGGAAATGTACTAGATGATCTGAAAAAAACCAAAACCAGAAGGCGAAAGCTTCCGGAATCTGTGAGCAAAGCACCCATATACTATTTTGCGTATGGAATGCTAACTAGCGACAGAATAATGAATCAATATGCTGCCAATAAAATTGGATCAGCAGCGTTGTCTGGATATAAATTTGAATTACTTGGACATGCCAATGTGATTAGAGATAATCAACATACATGTCAGGGTGTGTTGTGGCAAATTGACGCAGAAACATTACAAGAGTTGGATGCATTAGAAGGATATCCCGACTACTATACCAGAAAAAAGGTTCGCGTCGTTAGCAAAAACAAAACATATAACGCCTGGGTATACACTATGACTGACTCTAGTAGAGCAAATTCATATGAACACGGACATCCATCTAATAATTATGTTAATACCATTGCTGCTGGGTATCGTAGTGCTGGAATGTCATTCAATCAATTGAACGCGGCAATAAGAGAACTAAACAGTAGATTTGAAGAACAATGAAAACAAAAGAAATAATTTCAGAAGTTAAACTGCCAGCGACACTTCGGAGTATTCTTTATAACAAGGGATATAAATTTCTTGGAGCTGGAGTTGAACACAGTGTGTGGCAGGGTCCAGACAACTATGTTTACAAAATATTGCCTCCGCGATTTATCAAGGAAGAAACAGCAAAAGAACTTCACTTTGGCAGTCTAAGCCCAGAAGACTTGTACATGACAGCATCTCAGCGTTGTTTTATCAGTTGGGTTGAGTACTGTCAACAACATCAATCAAATAATTTCTTGCCATTTTTTGACGACTGGCAACCATTCACGCACAAGTTTATTCGCAACGACAAAACTTACTACTACATGTATATACAGTGTAGAACAGAAAGATTATTTCAGTTGTCACTAGAATGGAGCAGAGCATTACAAGAATTGGCACATGATATTACAGTTGGAAAACTACCCAAAGATCGTTTATATGATAGATTAAAATATGATTTATACGATCAGCGAGTATACGAGGTAATTAGTCATATGGGAGCAAAAGAGACAGGCATATTCTATGACACGATAGTTGAACTAGAACAGATAGCAAAAACCAACAGTTATAGACTTGATCTACACGGTGATAATTTTATGTTGGGCAGCGATGGACATATAGTAATCAATGATCCATTTTTTATTAGATACAGCAATGCTTCTACTCTTGGAACAAATTATTTTAATATGAGCTAATGTGGATTTATATAGAGTTAAACAGTTAATTCAGACAAAAGGGACAACACAATGAAGATCAGCGATTTTCGTATTCACAGCACTGACAAGTTAGACGCCATGCTAGCCGAGTGTGTCAGCTTGATACTTGAGCATCAACAACAGGACAGTAAACATTGGGGCATGGTTGCCGCATGTGTATTGGATATGGACAATCGCGTCGTGTATGGAGTTAATCATGCCATGCCAGATGGCACCCGCAAACACGCAGAACGAGTGGCTATTGACAACTACCGTGAACAATATGGATCAAATCTGGAACATTGTATTGTAATAACTACACTGAGTCCGTGTAGCGAAGATATGGATGAACGACATGGTGATAGTTGCACCAATTTAATCAATGAAGTTGGAATTCACAAAGTCTATTGTGGTTATAAAGATCCAAGTCAGCAACACAGTGATGCGTATTTACACAAGCACTTTCATGTTAAATCTACTCGCAATCCAAAATTGAATGAACTCTGTAAGAAACTGGCAGACACATTTTTAAAATCGGACGACGAGCAATTGACTGAAAATTTTCCTGGAAAAAATAAAAACAATATATACACTTTATTAGTAAACAGTGTTGGAGCTGGCCCATTTGATGGCGGATGCGTTATTTTTGCCAGAGCACTACAAATGATTTATGGTGGAGAGATAGTGGCATTGATTGGATATGCACAGAGTTCTGTTGCATCCAAAAATCCAACTGCACAACATGCTGCACTGTTAGTTGACGGTCGTATGATAGATGCGGACGGAATCAAGTCACAAGACGAGTTTGTTCGTAATTTTGAAAATAATGAATTAAAACATGCGAGTGGAAAAATAATCGGAATAAGACCACTGCACAATTCGGATCTATCAGAAGCACCTCGTGACGAACAACTATCGGCAAAAATATCCAAACTTTTAAAGTCCTCTAGTGCCAAAATAAGTTGACATTTTACGCAAGTGTAGTAAGATACATATTTATCTATCTACAAGGAGTAATAATGTCTGATACCGAAAGTTTTGATACCCCAGTAACCTTTAGCGGTGACCAAAAGAAGAAGCTAACACAGGTAATTAACGAAGGCATGCAGGTTCTACACGAGGTAGACACTCTAAATGAGGGTCTAAGTGAAACCATTAAGGCAATTGCCGAAGAACTAAACATCAAGTCATCTGTGCTAAAACGGGCAATCAAAATCGCTCACAAGGCAGAATTTCATAAATCACAAAAAGAACAAGAATTGTTGGAAACCATTCTAACTACGGCTGGAAAAACTCTGTAATGAGCAGCAGCATTCAAGCCATTCACGACGACGAAGCTCAATGGGCCTACATTCGTCGTGTGGCAAACATTCCTGAAGTGTCATGGAGTGTTTATAGCAGAGAGGCGACCGTTGCAAAACAGGGTTATACTGAACATGTTTATACCGGTAAACAGCTTAAGCTGTATGTCAAGCAACAGTGTGAATTGAATGACTTGAAGCAGCGCCATTCCGCTGAATGGAAAGAACTTGCACTACTACTTGATTTGGAGAACAAATACGGATGAGTTATGTTGATGCTATTTTTGATCGCGAACGAGATACTATTCATGTAGTAGAGCGGTCGCACAACGGTCAGCGACTGTATCAACAGTATCCGGCTAACTATGTTTTTTATTATGATGATCCCAAAGGAAAGTTTCGTAATCTAAATCACGAGCCAGTAAGTCGCTTTAGTACCCGTAAGCGCGGTGAGTTCATAAAAGAACTTAAGATACACAGTGGAAAACGCAAATATGAAAGTGATTTGAATCCAGTATTTCGTTGTTTGGCTGATAACTATTTGGATGCCGAACCTCCGAAACTGCACACTGTATTCTTTGACATTGAAACCGGCTTCAATCCAGATCGCGGGTTCGCACCAATCACTGATCCATTCAATCCAGTGACAGCAATCTCACTGTATTTGGATTGGCTACAGCAATTGGTTACACTGTGTATTCCTCCGCGACACATGTCATCTGAAACAGCGCAAGAGATAGCATCTCAATTTGAAAACACATTTGTGTTTGACAATGAAGTAGACATGTTCAATGTGTTCTTTGACTTTATAGAAGATGCTGATGCTCTTAGTGGCTGGAATAGCAGTGGATACGATATTCCCTACATGGTTAATCGTGTCACGCGAGTTATGAGCAAAGATGATACGCGAAGATTTTGTTTGTTAAATCAGTTACCAAAGCTACGCAAGTATATTATGTTTGATCAGGAACAGGAAACATATGATTTAAGTGGCCGAATTCATATGGACTACTTGGAGTTGTATAAGAAATACAATTACGAAAGTCGTCATAGCTACAAGCTGGACTTTATTGGAGAAATGGAAGTTGGCGAGAAAAAGGTTCAATACGAGGGAACATTGGATCAGTTGTATAACAAGGATTGGAAAAAATTCTTAGAATACAACCGCCAAGACACCTTGTTGTTGTTTAAGATCCATGATAAACTAAAGTTCTTGGATCTTGCCAACAGTATTGCTCATCAGAACACAGTGCTATTACAAACCGTAATGGGCAGTGTAGTAATGATTGAGCAAGCAATTATTAATGAAGCACATGCTCGTGGATTAGTAGTACCAGATAAAAGGAAAATTAATGAAGATACAGAACCAACAGCAGCCGGTGCCTATGTTGCTACGCCCAAAAGGGGCATGCACGAGTGGATCGCGGCGGTTGACATCAACAGTCTCTACCCATCGGCTATCCGCGCTCTTAACATGGCACCGGAAACCATCGTTGGACAACTCAGACCCACTCTTACAGACAAATACATCGCAGACAAATTAGCCACTGGATTAGAATTCGCGCATGCTTGGGAAGGTTTGTTTGGAACACTAGAGTACTCTAGTGTAATCAACCAAGAGCGTGGAACAATGATTACCATAGATTGGGAGCGTGGTGGTAGCGAAACTGCCAGTGCGGCCGAAATCTGGAAGTTAATCTTTGACAGCAATCAACCATGGATGTTAAGTGCTAATGGTACTATATTCACTTACGAGCGCGAGGGTATTATTCCTGGATTGCTTACTAAGTGGTACACTGAGCGTAAAGAGATTCAAAAGCAACTTAAAGAAGCAAAGAACGAAGAAGAGCGACAGTTTTATGACAAGCGACAACTGGTAAGAAAGATCCTCTTAAATTCAGCCTACGGAGCACTGCTTAACATTCACTGCCGGTTCTATGATATCAGAATTGGACAAAGCACTACTCTGTGTGGGCGTCAAATCGTAAAACATATGGGCTCTCATTTAAATGAGCAGATTACTGGGAATTACGATCATAATGGCGAAGCTATTATATACGGCGACAGCGTAACTGGAGACACAATTATTAGAACAAGTGATGGTGATATGTCTATAGCTGATTTATTTGATCGGTGTATTGAACATGTTAAAGTTGGTGAAAAAGAATATGGAGTATGGAATGAAACTAAAGTATTAGGATTCAATTCGGAATATATGGAAAAAATTGCTGCGCCACTAAACTGCGTAATGAGACATAAAACAAAAAAGAAGTTGTATAAAATTACTACTGCTAACGGAAAAACAGTAACTGTCACTGAAGATCATAGTGTAATGATTGATCGTGATGGATTTTTGATTGAATGTAAACCAACTGAAATTCTAGAAAATGATTTAATTATTACACTTTCATCAAAAAATTTCTGGAAACAGAACGGCGGCAGAGGTGTGGAAAAAAGATAGATTAAAGATTAAAACAGCAGAAAATTATGGATTTAGAGTATTAGTTGTATGGGAATCGGATTTTAGAAAAGACAAGAACAAAACAATTGAAAAGGTGACAGAATGGATTGTGAATGGACAAAAGTAAGTAAAATAGAATGTTTAGGAGAAGTAGATGATTATGTATACGATATAAGTATAGAAGAACAGGATCCGTTCTTTTTTGCTAATGATATTTTAGTACATAACACCGATAGCTGCTATTTCAGTGCATGGCCAACTTTGAGCAAGGATGAAAACTTCATGAAATCTTGGAACAAAGATGTGGCTGTTAATATCTATGATCAACTTGCAGAAAATACAAATCTCAGCTTTCCAGAATTTATGGAGCGAGCGTTTCATTGTCCGCGAAAGAGTGGAGCGATCATTAAAGCTGGACGAGAGCTAGTAGCAGATCGTGGTTTGTTTATTACAAAAAAGCGTTATGCCGTTAACATCTATGACAAAGAGGGAGACAGACTTGATTTGTACGATGAGAAGCGGGCAGCAAAAAAGGGTGTAATATCGGGCATGGGTAAAATCAAGGCAATGGGTCTTGATCTAAAACGCGCCGACACTCCCAAGTATATTCAGAATTTCTTGATGAATGTGTTGATTGATGTTCTTCGTGGACATGAACGACAAGCGATTGTTGATAAAATTGTTCAGTTCAAAACAGAATTAGAGAAGCAACCAAGTTGGACCATGGGAAGTCCCAAGGGCGTTAACAAGCTAACCTGGTATGGCGAACAGCAGGAAAAATCCGATAAAAAGATAAACATGCCCGGGCATGTTCGTGCTAGCTTAAATTGGAATTATCTAAGAACACTCAATAACGATAATCACAGTCAAAAAATTGTAGATGGTATGAAAATAGTTGTGTGCAAGCTAAAAGACAATCTATTGGGAATGACTAGCATAGCATATCCAACAGATGAATTGCGATTGCCACAGTGGTTCTTAGAATTGCCATTTGACGATAAAGACATGATTAATACATTGGTTGATGAAAAGATTAATAATCTTATTGGAGTGTTAAATTGGAAAATTTCCAACGACATTAACATCAACAGTACATTTAACAGCTTGTTTACATTCAGTTAATTTGGATACACTCACGGTTGACTTGTGTAACACATCGCACTATAATTTAACACATTAAGGAAAAAACATGCGTGACTATTTAGAAGATATTATTCAACATACTTGCAGTCTTGGAAATATTGATTTAATAAAGATTGTTGGCGATCAAAATGAAACTTCAATTCGGTCTTTGACCGAAGATCGTTTCGTAATATTGAACGGAAAATTCAAGAACCCAAATCAGCAATTTGCTGGTGTTTTTGGAATGCCAAATCTTCCAAAACTCAAGACTATTCTTGGTTTTGATGAGTATGATGACAGTGCAATCATTCAAATGACACATCAACAACAAAATGGAGTTAATGTTCCTGCTGCCATTCACTTTGAAACTAAAAGTGGTGACTTTGTTAATGATTATAGACTAATGGGTCAGACTATTGTAGAAGATAAAATTCGCGATGTAAAATTTCAGGGTGCTAGTTGGAATGTACAATTTGAACCAAAAGTCAGCAGCGTTATTCGGCTAAAAAAGCAATCTCAGGCCAACAGTGAAGAAACTCTGTTTACAGTTAAAACTGAGGGCGGACACTTGAAGATGTTCTTTGGTAACATGTCAACACACAGTGGAAATTTCGTATTTGAAAGCAATGTAACAGGAGCTCTGCAACGAACTTGGCGCTGGCCAATTCGCCCATTTTTGGCAATCATGGATTTGTTGGGTGACAAGCAAGTGTACATTAGCGATCAGGGCGCTATGAGAATTACGGTTGATAGTGGACTAGTAGACTACGAATATTTGCTTCCTGCACAAACTTAAAATGATTAAGGCACTTGTTTCAAATTCTACACATCTGACAGTAAGCAACGGTTCTATGTCATGGGTTTCTTCAAGTCCAAACTCAGGAACAGTCAGATATAATACAAACACTCAAACACTTGAAGTATCAGGTGATTATGGTTGGACTCAGTTGGGCACATACACTACTATTGATTTAAGCGAAACAACCCAAGAAGTTCTAAAATGGGCAAATGAAAAGAT